GTGTTCAGCCCGTAATTCACCATGTTCAGGCATCTTTACCATAGCATTCATGTAAAATGAAGGCAATTCAAAGTGTCCAAACATATATTGAGCTTTAGACTCCGGTATCTTGCGCCATTCATCCTGCACAAGCCACGGAACAAGGGCAATACCATCATATTCTACATATTCATTGACTAAAGTAACGCCATCTATGTGTCTAGCGAACTCAGTCGAGGCAATATCACGCTTATCTTTGTAATATAAGTCATGATTGCCCGTAAATATGTAGAATTCCTTAAAAGCCTTGCCTAATTTCTCTAAAGAGCGCAATGTAGCGCCCATTGTAGTAAGATTTAGACTATTTCTGTTGTGATGCCAGTCTCCACAGAAGATTCCAGCATCACATTCGTTCTTTTGTGCTTGCTCTATAAACCAATCAACAAAGTCTTCACAGTCTTGATTGTGAGTTCGCGAGTTACTTTTAAGTCCAAAATGGATGTCGGTGAAGACTGCCGCTTTCTTAAACATATAATGCTCAGTATGAGGTTGATGATTGCTCTTGGAACTCCTGTTCTCTCTTCAAACCCATAGCCCACTCGCCTTCTGCTTGTCGTGTATAGCTAGGATTCATATTATTCATCTCAAGAATGTCATCTCTGATGGATTGATTCTTCTTTTCAATGTTGATAATGCGTACAAACGAGTTAGTAACTGCTGCCGTGTAGTATGCGAACGGATTAGATGACTTAGACTCGTCAAATTGTAGTCCAATCTGGGCTAATTGTAGTATAGCCTGCCCTTTCATCTCGTCATTGTATGTATATCCACGGACATTGCCCTTAGTACCATACCTATCACACAATTTCATCCACATAATAGCAAGTTTATCAGTAGTAGAACCGTGAATCAAGCTAAATGTGCCAGTATCCAAGTCACCATCCCAGTGAGACTTGCCTGCACATACAAAATTATCATCCTCATCATACTTCCAATGTTGGAATGGAGGAAAATTTAGCTTTACTTTATGGTCCGCAATAGTTTTAGGGTTCTTTTTACGCCCTGGCTCATTGGGAATGTGATCATATGTCATAACTCTGAAGATCAAATCTTGTAAAGTAATAGTATCTTCAGGTATATCAAGTCTTTTTGCTCTTGCTTTCTTCCCATCGGCAATAATTTGCTCTGATATCTCACCATTCAGTGGGATAATAGCGTCATATTGATGATACTCTGGTAGAGTAAAGGAACAGTAAGTGGTTTTGGACTTGTGAATTTCAGCCAAGATGTCTTTGTTATTCAAGTAATTTCTTTTTTTCATATAATACTCCATATATATTTATAATAATAGCATATACCCAAGAAAAAGTCAACTAAATAATGTATAAGGAGAAAATAATGTCTGTAGGACCTTTTGCTAATATGCCTGAAGTCCCGCAAATCAATCTAGGGGCGGCATTTGGCGATGCAAAAAGCACTATCATGGGAGGAATCAGCGGAGCTGAAGGAGCACTCCAAGGATCAGCAGATTCTGATGGGGGATTTTCCCTAGGAGGGGCAATATCTAAAGGTAAAACGGCAATAGGAGGGGCGCTTTCAGGAGCAGCAGATGCTGTTGGGCTTGGAGGTATCTTTGGCGGCAAGGGAGGGCAGAATCCAGCTGGAGGCTCTGGAGCAGGAGCACAATTTACTTCACAAGGAGTACCAGACTGGCGTGTAAAGATAATGTTACCAGATGAATTCAAGAGATTGGGCGGAGATATATTCAAACCATTAATAGAAACAGATAATGCGTTAGTATTTCCTTATGCGCCAATGACAGCTATTGCTTATGAATCATCATATACAGATTTTCATCCCACTCATAGTAATTATGCATTCAAAGCATACCAAAATAGCGCCCCATCAAAGATTACATTAGATGCTGAATTCACAGTTGAATCAATTGATGAAGGAAAGTATTGGTTAGCAGCGAAACATTTCTTATTATCAGCTGGAAAAATGGCGTATGGGTCTAATTCTGTGGTGCCTGATGGCGCTCCACCGCCAGTATTGAAGTTATTTGGGTATGGAGCTCATATATGGAATGGATTATCTGTAGTTGTTAGTAATGTAACTATACCTTTACCAACAGATATCGATTATATGTTTATAAAAGACTTTGCTGGTGATGCACAAGGCACTTATGTTCCAATTAAAAGCAATATGAATATAACATTAGACATAATAAACAGTCGTCAAAAGATTAAAACCTTCTCATTGGATAGCTTTATACGCGGTGATTATGTTAATACTGGAGAATTCTTCTAATGTCAGGATCAATAAGTAATCCTTGGTATAATACTAGGATAATTAAGGACACATATTTAGATATTTTGACAGTTCGTCCTATTCCAGCAATGGATAGTGACCCATTATATATAATAGAAGAAAAATATACACATAGGCCTGACTTATTGGCTTATGATTTATATAGTGATCATCGTTTGTGGTGGGTTTTTGCCCAAAGAAACATGGATCTTATTCGAGATCCTGTGTATGATATTGAAGCAGGGCTAGAAATACACATTCCGCAAGCAAATGAACTTAAAAAAGCATTAGGATTATAATATATGGCTCTAGACTGGTTATTAGATGGAGTAAAATCTACTAAAGATTACTTCTCTAAAAAAGATGATGAGATTATAGGTTATACTACTGATTATTCCGAAAAAATGACAAGTAATTCATTATCTATGGAAGAATTAGAGAAAGATGTTGTCCAAAAGATTCCTTCAGCAGAAGAATTGATACCGTCAAATGTAAGTAAAATAATTCCTAAAGTTCCAGAATTACCAACTTCAACAACATTTGATCCGTCAATTCCAAAAGATATTTCTCCTACATCTGTAACACCTGTTGCTCCAGCTGGCGCAAAACCAAAAGCAGTAGATTATAACCAAAAAAGTCTGCCTATACCAAATCCTTTAGATATATTTGCTAGTTTTAACTATATTATAACTTTAGCCGTATTGACAACTGATGAAGTTAATGATCCTACTGGAACATATCGAAAAATAGTCCCTGAAAATATCATATTGAGATCAGGAGGAGGTATTGAAAACACTCCTGGCATAGTAGGAACCAATAATTGGGACGGTAAGCTAGAATATTATATAGATAATTTGTCAGTAGAGTCAATAATTTCAGCAACTGAATCTACTAGACATACAAATGCCACTAATATTGAGTTTGATGTAGTAGAACCTTATGGTTTAGGAACATTTATTCAAGCAATAATGAAGGCATCAACAAATGCACAACATGAAAATCACTTAACAGCACCATTTTTGCTTATGATTGATTTTGTTGGGTGGGACGATGAAGGAAAATCCCCAATGGATGCCTCTACCAAAAAATCATTAAGAAGAACTATACCTATTAAGCTATCAAATGTTACTTTTACAGTTGATGAGAGTGGATCTAAATATAAAGTGTCAGCATATCCTTGGAATGAACAAGCAACATTAAATAGTGTTGAATCTTTACCTATTGATGTTAAGATATCTGGAAGAACTGTAAAAGAATGTTGCCAATCAGGGTTATACTCAATATCAAATGCCTTTAATGGGGTAGAACAAGGCAAGAGAAAAGTTAATCCAAAGTATGTAGCAGACGAATACATTATAGTTTTTCCAAAATCTCATGAAGAAGATGTAGTATCTCAAATTAAAGGAGCAGCAAGTGCGTCAAGTGCTACTTCTACAACAAATTATTTTCAAAAATCGTCTCTTGGAGGCGTAGCAACTGCTGATGAAAGAACAGTAGGTAGTGAGGAAGAAGAAAGATTATGGGCATCTTGGCAAGAAACATCATTAAAAACAAAAACATTCAAAGATATGCTCAAAAAAGATACCGCTATATCAATAAAAAGAAGTAATGAAGGAGAGCAAGCAAGAAAATATGCTGACTCAATGGCTAATACTAATCCAATAGGCGACGCAAAAATAGTTGAAAATCCACAGGATCAAGTCAAACATCCTTTTATGGCACCAATATTAACAGAGCTTAATATGAATAGAGATGGTATTTTTGATAGAAAATATATAAAGATACAAGATCATGTGGGACAATTTACATTTAAATCAGGAACAACTATTGAAGATATGATCGAAGAGCTTATCATAATGAGCGATTACGGCAGAATGTTAATGGAACAGACGCCAGATGCTAATGGTATGATTGATTGGTTTAGGGTTGAAACAAATATACTTGCTATTTCTGGCACATCAAAAGGAAATGCTGAGGGTAGAAATGCTTATATTTACATATATAAAGTATTACCCTTCAAAACACATAGCAGTAGGTTCTCTCCTGTAACAAATATTGTTGATTTGACAACATTAAAGAATCAATGTGTAAAAGAATACAATTATATGTATACAGGAAAAAATGATTCCATAAGAAATTTTAATATTAATATTGATAGTTCCTTCTATGTAGCTTTAAATACTACACATCTCGGAAAGCATGGCTCAAGAACAAAGATGAGTGATACAAGAGGAAAACAATCAAAACCTACAAATATTGTTCAAGCTGAAGGTAAAGGCGCGTCATCTGATGTTGGACATCGATCTACACAAACAATTCATAAAAATACTACAGGCAATCAAGGTGGAGGACATCATGAAAATGAAAAATCTGTGGCTGCTCGTAATATGAATGACATATTTTTGAGTAGTGCAACCGATCTTATTATGTTAGAATTAGAAATAATGGGCGATCCATACTTTTTAATGGACTCTGGAACTGGAAATTATAAAGCATCTCCCACAGAATACATCAATCTGTCAAGTGATGGCACGATGTATATACATAATGGCGAAGTTGATGTAATGGTTTCATTTAAATCTCCTCTTGATTATGGATATGCTGGCGCAGGAGAAGGAGACAAACAAGGTTATATGTCATTTGATAACGGGTATGAAATTACGGCATATAGTGGTGTTTATCATGTAACAACAGTAACAAATAACTTTTCAAACGGTGAATTTACGCAAACTTTACAATTAGTAAGACGCCCAATGCAGAAAGGCATTGATAATGAGTCAGCACCAGCGTCACCACCAGAAGAAAAAGCTATAAAAACATCAGGAGTTCAAGAAATTTACTATGCAGAAGATTATTTAGGATTATACGGATAAAAATAGTATGGCAACACAAAATAGGCAAAAAAGAGGTAGAAAACCTGATTGGATGCAAGGAGTTGGTCCTTATATAGGTAGAATCACAAATCATTTGGACCCAGAATATATGGGTTCTGTAGAAGTTGAGATACTTCATATATCAGATACTGGCACAAATTATGAAAATAGTGGATATTTTATTCCTTGCACATATGTTAGTCCATTTATGGGACAGACACCTAGAGAAGGAGTAAAAGAGCAACCTGGATTTGACTATACACAAAAAAGTTATGGGTTTTGGGCTATTCCACCAGATGTAGGAGTCAAAGTTCTCGTTATAATGGCTGAAAACAATTATGGTTTTGGCTTTTGGATAGGGTGTGTCTCTGATAAGTTTATGAATTTTATGTTGCCAGGTAATGCAGCATCGGATTATAGTCGAGGCGGGGCATATAATGGAAAGCAAGTACCAGTAGCAGAATATAATAAAGATATAGAGCGTGGCACAGGTAATGATCCAACGCAATATATCAAAGAAGCAGACTTAGAACAAATAGCTATTCTTGAAAGGCAAGGATTAGTAAAGCATTTAGAAGGAAAAGTAGATCAAACTAGAGGATTGATTAGTAGCTCTGCTAGACGAGAAGTACCGAGTATGGTATTTGGTTGGAGCACACCAGGACCAGTAGATAGACGCCCTGGAAAACCAAAAGCGCCATACTCTTCAGCAGAAGGATTGACTGAGTTGCCATTCAATAGGCTTGGAGGCACAAGTTTTGTGATGGATGACGGTGATTCAATGATTCAGCGTGAGAAATTACCACATCGAGAACCACCTAACTACAAGTTGATAGAAAAAAAGGAAAAAGGTGAGCCTACAAAGCCGCATAATGAGCTAGTTAGGCTAAGAACACGCACCGGACATCAAATATTGATGCATAACACTGAAGATTTCATCTATATTATAAATGCTAGGGGCACGGCTTGGATAGAACTAACAAATAATGGCAAAATAGATGTCTATTCTTATGACAGTGTTAGCGTACATACAGAAATGGACTTTAACCTGCGAGCCAAACGGGATATCAACATAGAAGCCTCTGGAAATATCAATATCAAAGCACACGAGCAACTTAGAATGGAATCTGGCAATGCATCTCACTGGAGAGTGGGCACAGCGGAAACGAAAAAAGCACCAGGAGAGCGTGATAAACTAGCACTAGAGGATGAAGATCCAAAAAGCCCAACATATGGTGACAGAAAGCATCGTACATTTGAAGATTTATCAGATACAGCACAGCCTGGAGACAATTTATACATAGATGTAACCAGAGATGTGTATTGGAAAGTAGGAACACACCCAAAGAAGGGTGATTTTAAGTTAGAAGTATCACAAGATGGGCATGTTACATTAGATAGAGACTTTTTCTTGTATGCTAAGAGAGATATACACCAATTATCTGATAAAAAGACATATCATAAGTCAAAAGATGTATTTCATCAGAAGTCAGATAAAACATTTCATCAGCATTCTGAACAAAATATGCATTTGAAAACAAATCAGCATATGAGAATATATGCATCTGTAACTTCTACTATGTATTCGCAACAGAACTTTTTGACAGCTTCTTCGGTAAATCATTTGAAAGCAAATAGCCAAAATAGAATGTCATCAGCACAGAATCATATATTTGCTTCAACAAATTACATGAGCAATATACAGCAGTTTGGAGTTGGAGCAGCATCAGCGTCAATAGGCAAGATAGCAGAGGACGCGATTCCAGCAGAACCTGCAATACTACCAGAATGTACACACTTTCCGTTCATTCCTATACGGATTCCGTTACACGAACCATGGCAGAGTCACGAAAACCTTGAACCGCTCAAGTTCAAACCAGATAAAACTGATTCAACTAAGAGTATAACAGATTCTTGTGAGTTTAGCAAGCAATATGAGCAAGAAGAAATACCATATAAGTTGACACCAGATACATTTAGAAAAGGAGGAGCTTCATCAGCTACTTATTGATATGGCAGATAGAGAATTTAAAGAAAAACGACTATACAAAGAGATAGTAGTAAAGAATAACACAGTTAGACGCGAGTTTCGTCCAGGAACTAAAGTATATAAAGGCGTCAGCACCGTAGATATTGATAGCACTAGCCCTGTTTTATTTGATTTAGCTATTATAAAGCAAGATTTGTTGAATCATTTTCATATACGCCAAGGAGAGAAGTTATCTGACCCATCTTTTGGGTGTATTTTATGGGATTTATTATTTGATCCTCTTACAGAAGACACAAGAACAAAAATTATTGATAATGTAAATCATATTATTAATAGCGAACCACGAGTCGTAGCTGAAAATATTTTAATAGATGAATATGAAAATGGCATTACAATATATTGTGAGCTAACATATTTGCCTTATAATATTAGCGAAACTATGCAGTTGAATTTCGATAAAAATTCTACTTTAGCTATGGCGTAATATAAAAGTAGTATATTATAATCAAATAAATACACTAAAAGGAAAGCTAAATGTCATCAACCGATAGGCAGAATCGTTTGCTACTAGCAGAGGATTGGAAAAGAATTTATCAGTCATACCGTAATGCAGACTTTCAACACTATGATTTTGATAGTCTTCGACGGATAATGATTAACTACCTCAGAGAAAACTACCCAGAAGATTTTAATGATTACATTGAAAGTTCAGAATATCTCGCTCTTGTAGACTTGATTGCTTACTTAGGACAGAATTTAGCATTTAGAATTGATTTAAATGCTCGTGAGAACTTTTTAGAGCTTGCAGATAGGCGAGATTCTGTATTACGGTTGGCAAGACTGCTTAGTTACAACCCAAAACGCAATATAGCAGCAAACGGTTTGCTAAAAATTATCTCAGTCAATACAACAGAATCATTTGTAGATTCAAATAATATAAATCTACAGAATCAAAATATTGTATGGAATGATCCTAGTAACCCAAATTGGAGAGAGCAATTTATTAAAGTGCTCAATCGTGCTATTGGTGCTGACGAAATTATTGGCAAATCTATCAAGCGAGAAATGATTGACGGAGTGTTAACAGAGAAATATAGATTCAACTCGGTTACTTCTGGACTGCCAATATTTGATTTTGCTAAAAATATTGATGGGCAGTCAGTTAGATTTGAAGTTGTTCCAACAGATTTTAGCAATGTAAAGATTATAGAAGAGAATCCGTTACCAGGAAACAAGTTTTCATTCATTTATCGTGTAGATGGTATGGGTCCTGCCAGTTCAAATACAGGATTTTTCTGTATGTTCAAGCAAGGAACTATATTAGATGGTACTTTCCAAATAGATAGCCCTAGTGCCAACCAATTGGTAGCTATTGATAGCACTGATATCAATAACAGTGATATATGGTTATACTCATTAGACACTAACGGTAGACCAAAATCTATATGGACTAAAGTAGATGCTATTGAAGGTAATAACATTATCTATAAT